GCAGGAATGCTTAGTTAGCTTAATGGAATATTTAATATCAGATAGTATTGCTCTTGCGGTAGCAAGGTCTTCGTATGTATCGTTCATGTCATCTCCCAATTGTTTTCTGTACGTGCTACTAGCATTCCATCTTCATCACGTACGTATCCAATGTCTTCCCATATTTTATCGACGTACTTCTGGTATCCATCAGCAAACTTGAGCAACTCTTTAGTCATTCCCATGCTGACAATGTCCCTCAACACAGCTTCTGCAATAGCTCCAGACTCATTTGGTCTATCATCCATACGTTGAATCATTGAGTCTATGTAATCGTGAAGAACTTGTATCTCTCTCTTCATGCTGTTGAGGTCGGCATACTTCTCAATGTCATCTACGGTCATCGCTTCACCGCCCTTGCCTTGTTCTGCTTACGTTCGTGCAATCGCTTTGCTTTAAGTGCTTGCTTGATGCGATAAACTTTTTCAGTAATGAAGCGAGACTCTCTCTTTGTAAGGTACACAATCTGCCTGGGTCTCTTGTCTCCACTCTTCCTGTCTACAACAAGACCAGGAGTACCAAGATTGTACTTCTTTGCCTTGGCTCTATAGTCATTGCTTCTGTATACGAACTCTACCTCTCCCGTCTTTCGTCGGAACCGATAGGTTTTATTGGTACTGTAATGCTCTTTGATATCTGCATCGTAGAACAAATGTATTCCAGACTTTCTCTCAGTAACTTCAGACCCATTGCTTGATACTATCAATTCACTATCAGGCTCATTAACAAAAGGAATGTGTTCGACATTGTCTTCAGGCTCTGGCTCCTCTTTAACTAATGCAATCTCTTTCTTTGCATTGACCACCTCTTCTGATGGTGTGAGCAGAGTACTCTCTACATTTACAACGAACTTAGGGTTGTCCATAATGTACTCAATGAGACCATCCATGCTCCACTCGGATGGGTCATTGCCTCCGGCAACGATGGCTTGAATGTTTACTGTATATATTTTCATTTTAATTACCTACCTGTAGGTTAGTTTGTAAGGTGCAGCTTTTATCCTTGCTGGATTATAGAGTTTTCAAAACTGCAAAGGTTGACTCTGTGTTGTGTAAAGATGCTTGAAGTGGGAATCGAACCCACACGGCATAAAGCCGAGAGATTTTAAGTCTCTTGTGTCTACCTATTCCACCATTCAAGCAGGTATCGGACACAATATGTCCGGTTATTGTGGCCACCATGATGGTGGTGATGTCTTTGACCATGAAGCAATCATGTACTTCTCACAAGAATAGTAGTCTCGATATGAATCGACAACGCTATCGGTCTTGTATTCGTCTGGCATACATAAAGGATGCTCGGTTCGCCTAAGGTTTATAAAAGCTGGGCCAAGTTCGTTTGCTTTCTTTAAACAATCTACAATAACTGCTCTGCTTTTATGTTCCTTGTTGTACCTATTTGTATACTCATTGCAAAGAGCAATGCCGTGGTCATACAGCCATAGGAAGTTGCCTAATGTTTGGCGTGTCCATACAGTGCATGGATGATTGATGTGAGCTGATTTGTATTTAGCATGTCCACCCCTCATATTGATTGCAGTCGATAGCATCTGAGCAGACTCAAGGGGCATCTTTACTATGTGTTTATCACACATCATCTCTGCTGCTATGGCTGGGTCTGAGTCTAATACAAATATGTTCATGGTCTAATCCTTTCCGGCACTCTGTCCGGCTGGTCTGGTCTGGTGAGGGTTTCACTCTATCCCCCTTCACTACGTTCAGGGGGTAGAGTTAAACACTCCCATGGGGTCACTTGTTTGACGCCTTCTTCATGCGCACAGCATTCCTGCGTAAGCCGAGACCAAGCCGAAGCTTACACACGTACTGCTTGTGCATCTCAAGTTCTTCTGCAATCTCTTCATCCGAGAATCCAGTGTAAAACATTGTAGTAATCTTTTTATTCCTACCGTCTCTGTATGCTTCAGCAGTCCATCTCCTATTGTATTTAGGGTTTGGTTTAATACCGAACTTAATCCTTGCATTACGGATCATTGCAACATTAACGCCTAATTCACGAGCAATCGTATGATCGCTATCAACTCCAAGCCTGTGCTTGTTTTCTACAACAAGCTTACGCCTCTTTGTTAGAGGGCTATCTATTCCAAGACTTTTTCGATACGTGTATATAACGCTAGCATTAATGCCAAGTTGTTTAGACAGGTCAGCATCAGTTATGATGCCAAGGTTCTTAATAAGATACTCTTTGTCTACATCTGATAGTGCGGCGACAGACCCAACTCTTCCGTAATCCGCCCTACTAATGTCAAACATTTTCCTGAACTGCCTAACTCTTTCTCTACTTATATTGTAAGACCGTGCAATTCCTGAGTCAGTCTCCTGGCCAAGCCTATCGCCTATACCTGGATACCTTGAGTCAATATCCGCAATCTTTCGGTCTGAGTCTGGTGGAGTTCTATATATTGCAATACCTTTTTCTCTCCTAATCTTAGAAACTTTTGCATAAGAAACGCCAGACAGTCTCGATATCTGTGTGTCTTTCATCTTGCCAAGCAACTGTATGTATTCTTCGGTCAACTCTTGAGTGAACTTGGGTATACCCAACTCAATTCTATGTGACCGTACAGTTTGGTATTTTAATTTATACATTGAAGAAAGTTCTGAGTCTTTCATCTTGCCTAATAAATCAAGGCACTCTTGAGGTATTGGTTTTCTTTTACGTCCCATTTTATAATCCTTATCTGCCTTTAGATGAGTACCCATCCCTTGCCCAGCCCCCTCCCTTAAGGGAGAAGCTTGTCTTGGATATGAGTCTTTTCATTTCTTGTTCTGATTCACACTTACAATCTGGTGCTGGTGCGCTCATGCTTTGAAACACAGTGACTTCATAGCTGCACTCTGAACATCTGTATTCATACACCGGCATTGCTTTTTCCTTTAAGTAAAGCACTCTTTATTAGAGTGACATGTTTCTTTGTTTTTGTTTTCTTGGAGCACCTCCTACATACAATGCTTATTCCAGAACGTGTCCACCCTTTTGGCATGAACTCATTGTTGCCTCTATGTACTGAGGTAACAGGGTACCTTCTACAACAATCATCACACCTTACATATGTACGGACTGACACTTGATTGCCTCTCCTAATGCCTGAACACCAGCATCAGTAGGTACCAAGGTCTTGGACCTTCCTACTGTTTTGCCGGTCTGCACATATCCAAGCTTCTTTAGCTTAATAACAACATTAACCATGGCTGACAAGTCTTCTTCAAGATCTTCTGTTATCTGCCTTGTAGTCCACTCGTCCGGCTCACTGACTACATAGTTTAATATTGTCCACGGTCTACCAAATACTCTTAACGCCATTCTTTCTCCAGATAAAAGCCCTGACCCCCTGCAATCGGTGGGAGATGATGTCATGCAACATCAACGTGATTGCAGAGGGAGGGGGATGCTGAGGCGGCTGGACTTGAACCAACAACTTCCTGGGTAACAACCAGACGTTCTGCCAATTGAACTACACCTCAAGGTACATTGAATAAAGAGCTAAGCAAGCAGCGTCAGCAAGCCCGTCGTGAGGCTTTCGCTTCTTGCCAGGGGTAAGGTCCAGGTCCGGTAACCGATTCATTACAGCGTAAACTGAGCGGTTTTTACCTTCTCCTGGTACGTCTTTTAGTATCTTCGATGTCCATGTCTTAGGTCGTACTTCGATAAACGGTATGCCGTTTGCTGATAGTACCCCAATCCAAAGACCATAGCCATAGCCTGTACTAAATGTAGACGTGACACCTTGTCCTGGTCGTGCTGATTGCTTTTCTATAGCAGCGAGTTTGATGTTGCGCTTACCCTTTAAACACTTCACCGCGTAGCTCATTCGAGATACTAAGTATTCTCGCTTGCTGCCTTTACCAATGGTTGTAGTAAAGTCACGGCCCGTCATAAAGCTTGCCTCAACTTTGCCGTCTTCGTTTATTGCGACGATGGCTCCGTCTTTTCCAGGGTCTATACCGATGTATATATTAGGCATACTCATAATCAGGGCCGCTTCTTTAGTTTAAGTCAAAGTCTAAATCATTCCCTGGGGAACGATACCAGTACAATCCTTGGTTACCATCACTAAACAATGCACCCATAAGATCACCGTATGGACTTATGGACACAACCATAAGGCCGTCATCAATAATCCTTGGCAGGCTTTTGGCCATAGCTGATTTAGTGTGTGGAACTATACAGATTTCACCGACAGTATCTTGATTAGAATCCATATTTTTCATCGTATCCTGCGTTTGCTTTCTCAACGCTTGCCCCATTTCCTGATTGAGATTGACTCGGAGGATAGCTTGCCGGGGCTTGACCATTGCTTGGCGCGCCTTGACTGCTTTGCGGAGCGACTGACGCACCTGTTTCTCCAACCCTTCCGACAGATGATGCGCTAATGCTTGTGAACCAAACCTTCTGCCCGTTCTTTTCATACGAAGAATGTTTAATAGAACCTTCAACTGCGACAAGTTCACCTTCCTTTAAGGTAGATGCTAACTCACCATTGCGGCCAAAGGCCTCAACACTATGAGTAGAATCAAAGCGTCTACCATCCTGAATAATCCTCCATGTTCCCATACGAAATGCAATTGCTGCACCACGCTGCTGAGGCTCACTCTTTACTGTACCAACTAACATTACTTTATTGATCATTTTGCTCTCCTGTATACACCTTGATCTTGGTGCTTTTGTTTAACCATTTAGACTCAACTGCCTGTTCTTCTGCAAAGGGGAAGCACGTCTTATAATACTTGCAGTAGTCGCAAGGAAAAGACAGCCGACCCTTTTTGTCTGGACCATACGGTCTATCAATTTGCTCAGGGTCTGAGCTTAGAATCACTGACCGGAACTTTTCTTTAATGTGAAACACATGCTCCTGGTCGAACGGAATCCATTGACCATAGATAGCAGACACGGGATGCCACTCTCCGTTCTCTAATATCTCTGCATCCTTTGCCCCTGCCGACTTGCTGTATGCAACAACGTATGTCCAAGAGAATCCCTTGCTTGCCATGTAAGCTTGCACTTGGCTGTAGTAGGAATCCTTAGGACCAAGACCTTCCTTTCGGAACTTCTTAAATCCATAGTCAGACATAGACTTAACTTCAAGAATGCAGCTTACAGGCTTGTTATCCTGAGTCATTATCTGCATAGACCCATCAGGATGGCCAGCTATAGATGCTGTGTATCCATCTTTAATTGCAACAGGTAAGTGTACGGTCTCCTGGTCAGCACCAGCACAATACAAGTGACCAAGTCCAGACTGCTCGAAGCCCTCCATTAGTGCGGACACAAGGATGGACTCAGTAATGTCACCTATTACAAACGCTATCTTAGATGCAGCATCTATCTGCATACCGTTACCTTCTGCATGATGGTACTGATATGCCAACTGCTTTACACATGTACCACTCTGAGACAGACGAAGACCTCCGGTCTGCTCATGCCCCTCATCCAATTGTCTAAGTACAGAATCGCCTATAGATTTAGCGCAGTGCTTGTCACTTAAAAGCTTGGATGGTTTTGATAACCTCTGTGAGATTACTTTAGATAGGTCTGGCAACCAGAAATGATTGCCCATTAAATCTGTTTGTTGTTCAAATATCATACTCTGTATCCTCATCTAATGTTTTTACTAGCTCTGCAATTACACATACAGATCCACTTGTTGTGCTCATTCTTCCGACAATGCTTACAAGGTCGCCGGACTTACCGTAGTCCAGCATATGTTTTGCTGGTCTACCGTAAGAGAGAATAGGAATACGTAAGTCGTACTTCCTGTCCTTCTCGCTTGGATTGTAAAGCTTTGCTGCTACTCGTA